CAACGTAGGCTGTGTATTCTGAAGAGCTGATGGTTACGCCAGTCAATGTGACTCCGCCAGCAACGTAACCTGTGCCAGCCACCTCTGCGGTTGTGGAGTACACCGTGGTGGCTTCATTCAAGTCTGCGCTGGCCGTATACAGCGCAATCTTGAGCGTATCAGTGGCAAGGTTATGCACGGCCTCATACAGCTCTTTCTTGAAGCTGGTGGTCTGCGTTTGGACAATACTGCTCATGAGACTGCAATCCTAACTTGACCGTCACGATATGCGTCAGCCCGTTGCTTGCCATCTGCCAGATTTTTATACAGAGCAATGGCTTGAACGTACCGTTCTTGGTACAGCTTCAACATATCCGCTTCGCCCTTCATGTACGTAAGAGCTTCGCACATGGTGCCGTACAACAAGACTGAATCAAAGTTGTCGCCAAGCCATGATGTGCCAAGAGCGTTACCAACAGCCGAAACAGGAACAGAAAAACCTGAGCCAGTTCCACCAATACTCGACGCGCTTGCGCTTAATGTGTTGCCCACCACAAATCCCGTGCCGCCTTGCACCAGAACAACCGAAGTAACTGCGTTACCAGAAACCACAACATTAGCAACTGCGCCAGAACCAGAACCACCCGTCAAAGGCACATTCAAATAAGTGCCGTTGGTGTAAGCGCTCCCGCCTGTAACTGTTCCAAGCGTGGTAACTGGAGTTTGAACGATGGACTCGGGGTAATAGTAAAAGTGCAACTCAACGTTGTAGCTTGCATTGGGCGTGGGGCCAAGAATTAAGGTCAACTCGTTGGTAATTGTGCTGCCGCTTGTCGTTGGGCCAAAAATGGCGTAGTGTTTTGGCAGTCCGGTAGATGACGGTTTTGGGTACGCCTCGCGAATGAAGTTGACGTCCTTGTTAATCAGGTACGTGTAGTTCCCGCTGGCATCTATTACAGCCAAGGAATACGCCGACAAGAAATCTTCTGGTGTGGACAGGTATTTATTTCCACTCGCTAGTACGCCAGTCATGTTTTTCCGCAAGTTTGAAGGTTGCGCAGTGTTGTAGATGCGCTGCTCAGCTTGCCGAATAAACGTGTTCATATCCACCGTGGAGAATGTATTCTCACAGTAATCCTGAACGGCGGTGACCAGCTCGTTGTATGTCATGCCATTGGGCCTCGTGCCATCACGCCTTTGGTAGCGCAACCAGTACCGCGCACCTTGATGCCGCTGGTCTTGGTGGGCATTCCTTCTGGCTTATTGCTAAACGCGCCGACACTCATGTTCACCGTGTCAGCGCGGCTGCGGTTGGGCTCTTTGCCGGGATTGGTTTGAGTTTTTACAACCTTGCCGTCCATTGTGTGCGGCTTGGCATAAACGCTGGCGTCGCCAACTTCTTTGCCCATCATTTTCTTGCTAAAAGTTGCCATGATTAGCCTCGCTTTTGGTTCATTGCCCGAGCCATATTGCGGCCAACTGCACGCATAGCCTGACCTGTAACGCCAGCAGTTTTCTTGCCGCCCATAGTTTCTTTGGCTATTGGGCCGCTATTGCCCAAGTTTTTGCCTTCAGTTTTGCCCTTTTTGGCAATGCCGTCTGCTGATCGTGTGTAAGCCATGTTTAAACTCCTTCAAGATATAGATACTGTACCAACAAATGTAGTTGCCACCAAGTTATTTTGCGTTAAACCGCTATCAAAATTACTAGATCCACCTACTGGATACCAACCCCACTGGATGTCTCGTGATCCGCCCGACAAATTACCGTTTGCGTTTACACCAGACGTCACGTATGTTGTATCTCTACGCGGGTTGCGTAGGGCTTGAGGATCATCTACCGGAAACGTACCAAGCATCAACTGCGGCTGATCAGGATCCCAGCACTCCGGGCAAACCAAAAGCTGATACTCGCGTTGCTTGATAATTTCCGTGCGCAACTTCTTCAGCCTGTACTGCTGACCGCAGCGATCACATTCAGCAATCGCTATTTTGCCAGAAGCAAACCGATTACCCATTTAATTACCGCCTATGAACATGCGACGCGGCACAAACCGCACGGCAGCCTTTTCTCTGTCTTCCCCGGCGGCAATCTCAAATGTCTCGTCGTAGATTTGCTTGAGCATCTGAATGCGTGGCATCAGCTCAGGAACCTTGACTGCAATGTGGTACGCCAAGCCAGCCACAAGGCATGGCAAAAAGCGGAAGTTCATATCAGCCGTCTCAACACCAGCGCCAGCATCCTCAATGCGGCGCAGTCTCCAGTAGACAAACTGATACGGAGTGGAGTTGTCAGGCGTGGGCCAGACGGTTATGGCTGGAAGTTGTGGGACAAACACCGCCGTACCGCTTGTGTGCGAGGCTGCGGTTGTATTGTTTTGACCGCGAAACACGCCACCAAGGGTATTCCCTGATACGTACGTGTAGTAGATGTCTTCCGAATCAATGCGCAAAAATCCCGATCCGGCTAACCCAACCACCGTGTTAAGCGTGATCGTTGTGGCTGTAGAGGTAATAGCTCCGCTGAGTGTTGACGAAGTAGGGTTAGTCTCACCAGATAACCGCTGAATCCATACCTGAATCGGTCTCGCCTGCTGTAGCTTGTTTGGGATGGTTGCATACGTGGAAACGCTGATGCGCGTGATAGTCAGGTCAGCCTGAGTGGAGGCAGTGTTTTGACCCGTACGAATGACGTGCTCAAGCAAATCAATGGTGTCTGTAGGCAGGGCATACGTTGCCAAGCCCGGAGTCAGGTTGATGATGCCCTGCTCCATCGTCCACATGTTAATGCCCTTGTTCTGCCACTCAATGGTCATCAGGTTCATTGACCGGCGAGCTGTACGCAAGTCATAACCCGAACGCATTTCCCGGCCCGCACGCTCCCATGCCTCCTCGGCAATCTCCGTGAAGTCCATATTAAATAGAGTGGAGCCGGTAGTGGTCATCTAAAACTCGCTGTCTTTTTGGCGATGGTCTTAGGCTGGGCTACAAATTGTTCGCCCTTGGCCTTGCCAGCGCGTTTGGCTTTTGTGGTGGCCGCATACTCTGCGGGGCTAAGCGATTTTATTGCCTTTTCCGGCAAGTAACGCTCACCTGTTTTTGAAGACGGCTTCCCACTCTTGGTGCGCCATTTCTGGTCGCCCCAGTCTTTAAGAGATTGCTGAGGAGCTTTCACGTTAGTCCCTGTAGCCGCCGCCAGCAGCTTTGTATTTCTTGGCTACAAGCTGAGCCTTACGGGCCGACCATTGGCCTGCCCCAGTGCCCTGCGTAGCAGCAGCCTTGACTTGACTCACAATCCGCTTACGCAGCTCTGGCTTTGTATAGTTTCCAGCCGCGTTGACTTTGCCGCCTTCAGCGTACTGCGTGAAGTTGGTGTTATCCCGGCGAGCTTTACGTTTACCGGAAGGCATTTTGCTTGGGAGTACAGCTCCCATTCCACGGCTTGCCATCATTTTTTACCGCCTTTTTTGGCTAGAAACAGCTTATCGACCATCTCTATCCGCTGGGGCTTGGTTGTAACTTTATTGATGATGGCTAGGCGCTTGGGCTTGCTGGCCCCTGCGTCATAAAAGCCAGCACTCTTTAAAGACTTAACCACTTTCCCAGCGGGTTTTGAGGTAGCCATATCAGCACATCCCGCCATTTTTCATGGTAATCATTGTGCCTTTGGTCTTGCCTTTAGTCGCGCAACCGTCTGCGCGTTTAGATGCTGAGCCAACTTTGCCGCCCTTGGCATAAGAATCACCCATTGGATTAGATGTTTCGCCTGTATTGCGACTTCTATTCTTACCTTCTTTCATAAGCATATCAGCGCCTTTATTTGCATACCGGCCAGCATCGCGCATAGCACCCATAGTCGGATTTGCGGAAGAGATTATCTCCAGTGCCTTCTTGGCTTTCTTTGCCTCATCCGAATCCATTGCCTCTGATGCTGCTGTTTTTGCGCGAGATGCCATGTTTTTTAAAGTGCCAAAAGTTACATCGGCTTCTGGCATAGCTGAGTCATAAGCTTTTTCGGCAGCTTTGCGCATTTTTTCATCGCGCATTTCCATAATGCGATTTCCAATATCACCACCCTCATTAAATTTAAGTTTTTTCATGATGTTTCCTTAACAAATTTTGCAACGTGTTTTACCTTTAGTGGCGATGCCATCACCGCGCTTAGATGCGCTAGAGACGGAACCGCCACGTTTAAACTCAACATTTGACTCATCGTCATCAAACTTTTTGGTTCTCTTTGATGGAGTCTTAGAGGTGGAGGTAAATTTTGTCTTGGCCTGACCGGCTGCTAAATCGCGAGACCGCTCGGCCTTGGTTTTGGCTGCAAGTTGTTTTGCTGCAACAGCTTTTTCTGCGGCAGAAACTGAATAGTCTTTAAACTCATCAGCCAAGTTCCGATCAATACCCTCTTCAACGTCGCTCTTGAGCGCAGCACGTTTTTTAGCACCTTGCTGAGCCGCTTTGCGGGCATCAAGCATTTTTTTGCCCTTGTAAAACGCCCCGGCTGCTCCGGCACCAACCCCAGTTGCCGCCAGTGCGTTTTTAATCTGACGTTCTGTATCGGACATTGGCTCAGTTGCCTCGCCAACGACTGGCTTTGTACTTGAACCGCTAGGTATTTGAGACGCAAGACTTGATGCGGGAGCTTTGCCACTTCCACGTTCGTAAGTTTTTGTGGTTGGCTGCGCACTCGTCATTGGATAAGCGGAAGTTTTGGTGGGCGCAGACTTAGTAGGAGCAGACGGTTTGGCAACCCGAGTCTTGTTAGCGTCGTCGCGCATTTTTTCCAAAATAGCACCGCCGCGCTCTTCATCCATTTCTCTTTGAGTACGCATACGGCCTTGGGCAAGGTCTTCTTCCCCGCGCATAGTACCCGTAGAGGCAGTAGACATAGGGGTAGTAGCCATAGGAATTGGTACGCGCTTCTCTACTGGTGTGGCAACGCGATCTTCCACTGGAATACGTTCGGCGCGGCCACGGCCAGCACCAAAACGGTTGTAAGCCTCAGAGCCCTCTTCGTCGATGTTGCCCATGCGGAGGCGCTCAAAGAATCCAACCTTGTCATCTTTGGACGCCTCAAGGCCGGCGTCTTTGTCAGACAAGCCGCCTTGTTCAAATCGTTTTGGTTTCTTTGTCGCCATGATCACTCCTTAGCAGGTTTTGCCGCCACGGGCCATCTTAACCATT